AGGGTTTCTGCTGTTTTATTTACTGTAATCATTATTTTATCTCCATAGCTTTGTAGTCGTTAATAATTTTATTAATAGCATTTTTCATATTAATATCAATCATGTTTAACAGTGTTTCATCAACTTCAATAACTTCTTTTATTGTTGACTTCATTTTTCTAATTTTATTGTAAGCAACATTTCTTACAATTGAAAGGTTTAAGTTATTCATTTTTTTCATAATGTTATATGTCCTTTTTAGTTTTCATTATTTGTATTACTTCAAATAAAGATTTTGTTTTAAGTAATTTGTTAGCATACACCATTCTCTTATTAAGTCTTTTGATGGCTTCATCACTTTCTATCTGATTAATGTATTCTTGTTTTTGTATGTAATTATTCATATTATTTGTCAGCATATAATGATTGAGAAAATAGAGACATTATAAAACTAGCAATACCTACACAAACTGCCGAAGCACCTAGTAAATATTGATCTGTTTCTATAGCACCTACAGCAGATACCATACTCAATGTACCTACAACAGCAAATACTACTGTCATATATTCATATATCTTTTTTTTCATAATGTTTTTCCTTTTGTTACTGTTTTTGTTTTTCATATATACTATTATACCATAGATTCGTTTTAAAATCAAGCGAAAAAAGCATAAAAATCAAAAAAAAAATGATAAAATCCCTAATTTTTCTTACGTTTGTTCTTATTTTGTTCTCATCTTGTTCTAAAAAACCAGTAAATTGTAAAATTTCGCCTGATTTAGAGAAAATAGGCGAATCAGCAGTTGAAAATTTAGAAAATTTATCAGAAACTAACTTAAAAAGTGGAAAAATGCGTTGCGATTTTTAAGATAAATAATATTATGAGTATTAATTGTCAAAATTGTGGACATGACTGCCATTGTGGCAAAAATTGTGAAAAAGATTACGGCGAATTGAAGAAAACAGTTTGTTGTACACATTGCCGTTGTGAAAAAGATGACGATTCTTGGGAAGATCAAGTAAAATACGATTTAAACAATGAAGATTTATTTAATGGAGCATAAAAATGAGTAAAATGAGACTATATAAGTTTTGGAATGAAAATGGTGATGAAAAAGAAAAAGAAGATATAAGTTTAAAGAAAGCTGTTAGATCGGTACAAGGGGATTTTAAAGATAAAATTATCGGTGTTGAATATGTCACTAAAAAAGGCAAATCAATTACTACATCTGTTGAAATACCTATTGGAAGAAAAATTAGACAAGCATTAATAGCAGAAAATGAAAAGAAGCGATTAAAGGCGCTCAAAGAGGCAAGATAGTATGGCTAAATTATCAAAATCTTTTGTGGCTCATGTTAGTCAACCTAAAAAAACTTCTCAAAATACGAGAAAAGGTGCTAAAATGAGTTCTATGAACAAACATAAGAAAAGATCATTTAAAGTTTACAACTCACAAGGAAAATAATGCCAGCAGTTAGTCGTCAAGGTGATAGTTTAAGTACAGGTCACATATGTACAGGTACAACAACTCTTTCTACACCTGGACAATCAACTGTACGAGCAAATAGTATATTGATTGCTAGAATAGGCGATCCTACTGTATCACATCCTTTTCCACCCAACCCTCCTTGCGCCCCACATGTAGCAAATGTAAACGCAGGTTCATCAACAGTAAAAGTACACGGAATCGCTGTGGCAAGAGTTGGGGACTCAGCAGACGCAGGTTCTATGACAAGTGGAAGTTCTAACGTAAACGCAGGATAAGTAGTATAAATATTACTGTCATGGCAAGTTATAGCGCAGAAAACACTAGTAATAAAAGTACACGAGCAAATAGAATCTATAAAGATTTAGATTTAGACTTTGGTCGTAACGTTGTAACAAATGATGTAAATAGTTTACATGATGTTGAGGCTGTAAAAAGAAGTGTTAGAAATTTAATTAATTTAAATCACTTTGACAAACCTTTTCATCCTGAAATAGGAAGTAATATTCGTGCTTTGTTATTTGAGAATATGACACCTCTTACTTCTTTAAATTTACAAAGACAAATAGGTAATATCTTGGCAAACTATGAACCAAGAGCAAGAGTTTCACAAATACTTGTTAGAGATTTACTTGATGAAAATAGATACCACGTTAGAATAAGTTTTTATGTGGTGGGTACACCTGAACCTGTAACAGTAGAAACATTTTTAGAAAGATTAAGATAAAATGGCAAGTAATAAACTTAACGTATCAGATTTAGATTTTGATGATATAAAAACTAATTTAAAAACATTCTTACAAAATCAAGCAGAATTTTCAGATTATAATTTTGAAGGTTCAGGTTTTAATATTCTTTTAGATTTATTAGCATATAATACACACTACCTAGGTTTCAATGCTAATATGTTAGCCAATGAAATGTATTTAGATTCTGCTGATATAAGAAAAAATATTGTATCAATAGCAAAGATGTTGGGTTATACACCTACATCACCTAAATCTCCTGTAGCTGAGATATCAATAAAATTAAATAATGCTTCAGGTGCTTCAGTTACTATGGATAAGGGCACAGTTTTTACAACAACTGTAGATGGCGTTTCATATCAATTTTTAACTAACGAAGATATTACGATAACACCTACAGACGGTGTTTATAATTTTTCAAACGTTTCAATTTATGAAGGCACATTAATTACTTTTAAATATACAGTTGACACATCTGATCCTGACCAAAAATTTATTATACCTAGTGAGTTAGCTGATACTACATCTTTAAAAGTTAGTGTACAAAATTCCTCTAGTGATAGTACAACAGCAATTTATACAAAAACATCTGGACTAACTTCAATAGATTCTACTTCTAAAGTTTTTTACTTACAAGAAAATGAAGACGCTAGATATGAAGTTTACTTTGGCGATGGCGTTTTAGGTAAAGCTGTTGAAGATGGTAATATAGTAATCTTAGAATATATTATTTCAAACAAAGACGCTGCTAACGGCGCTTCTAATTTTGCTTTATCAGGTACAATCGGTGGTTTTTCAGACGTTACAATTACAACTAACTCTAGTGCTCAAGGCGGTTCTGATAGACAATCAAAAGAGTCAATTAGATTTAACGCACCTTTACAATTTTCAGCACAAGACAGAGCTGTAACAACTAGTGATTATGAAAGTTTAGTTAGAACATTATATCCTAATGCTCAAGCCGTTTCTGCTTGGGGCGGCGAAGATGATGAAACACCACAGTATGGTAAAGTAAAAATTGCTATTAAAGCAAAATCAGGTTCTACACTAACTACCCAAACAAAAACTAATTTAATTGCTCAATTAAAAAAATATAATGTAGCAGCTGTTACACCTGAAATTGTTGATCCTGAAACTACCAGTATATTACTAACATCAACAATTAAGTATGATGAAAGAGCAACGACTAAAACATCTGATACATTAAAATCAAATATAATAACAACACTCTCAAACTACAACTCAACAACTTTACAAAAATTTGATAGTGTTTTTAGATATTCAAAAGTTATCAGAGAAATAGATAACACTGATCCTTCAATTCTTTCTAATATAACAACTATTAAAATGAGAAAAGAATTTACACCTACTTTATCAACGTCAACAAAGTATGATATTTACTTTAGAAATGCTTTGTACAATCCACACTCTGAACATAATAAATCAGCAGGTGGTATTTTAAGTTCGACAGGATTTAAAGTAGATGGCGATACAACTAATGAAATGTTTTTAGATGATGACGGTAATGGTAATGTTAGAAGATATTATCTAGTAGGTACAGTTAGAACATACTCTAATAACACACAAGGTACAATTGATTACACAACAGGTCAAATAACATTAAACTCATTAAACATTGCTTCTATATCTAATATTAGAGGTTCATCATCAACTGTAATTGAGTTAACTGTTACACCTAGTTCAAATGATGTTGTTCCTGTCAGAGCACAAATTTTAGAAATAGATACATCAAACTCTACAATAACAGTTGAAGCAGATACTTTAATAGGTGGTTCATCTGACGCAGGAGTAGGTTACACAACAACTACTAGCTACTAATTATGGCAAAGTTCACTGATAAAATATCAAACCTGATAAATCAGCAGGCGCCTGATTTTGTTTTAGCAGATCATCCTCAGTTTTTATCTTTTATTAAAACTTATTATTCCTTCATGGAATCTGCTGAGTTAACTTTAACAAATGTTGAGTTAACAGACGGTATTTTATTAGAGACAGAAACAAATCAATCAAACAATTTATTATTAGATGGCACAAGAGTAGATAATAGTAGAGCAGTTATTGATGGTGGTGATAAAGTTTTACAAGAACAAACTACATATGGTAAATTTGAAAGAAATGAAATTATCACAGGTGCCACGACAGGTGCTACAGCAACAATACTTGCTGAAGATTTATCTAATAATAGACTTTATATATCATCACAAAATAAATTTAAAGACGGTGAAGTAATTACAGGTAATAATTCAGGTGGTCGTGCTACAATTAGTAATTATAGACCTAATCCTGTAAATACAATTCAAAACCTTTTAGAGTTTAGAGATCCTGACAAAGTAATATCTAACTTCTTAACTAAATTTAGAAATGAATTTTTAAATACTTTACCAGAAAATTTAAATAATAGTGTTAATAAAAGAAAACTAATTAAAAATATTAAATCATTATACAGATCAAAAGGTACAGCTAGAGGGCACGAAATATTTTTTAAATTATTATTTAATTTAAATTCTGAAACATCTTATCCTAAAGAAAATATGTTAAGAGTTTCTGCTGGTAAATTTAATACTAAAAAAATATTAAGAGCAATTGGAA